AAAGAGTACAAAGCAGCCATGAGGAAACCTTTAAGGGTTGCGAAAAATAAACGTGAAAAAGTTAAAGATGATGATATCCGCCGTACTGATGGCGGCCCTAGTAAGTAGTTCAGTTTTAGCATACGATACAAAACATTCAATACATGGAGTTAGGTCTTCCTTTTTATTAGGAAACATATTTCAAGATAAGTTTAGCACTTCATTAATGTATTTGTCCAAAACTTGGAACAATACAGAAAGACTTAATTACATAGCACGACTCAAAAATAATGGCGACACTCACATAGATGTATATGCAAGAGCCAGTAGTGGAGTCCTCCCCGGCGGAATAGTAGACCCAAACGAAAATCTACACGCCAAACTAAAACAACTTAATGATAATGGACTGAAGCCTGTACTTTGGATGACCGGCGAACAACGTCAAGGTGATTATAAAAAATCACAGGCTGTACATGAAGCCTTCATAGATAAAACTATTGCTCAGTCCGATGACCAAGTTGCCGCTTATGTAGTGTGCTTGGAGTGTGATGAATTTTGGGACGCCGCAACAGTAAATCATTATGTAAATTATATTAAGGCGAGAACAGATAAACCTGTTGCTGTACATCTTGCTCCGGGTGTTGGTGGGTATAAGAAAGACAGAAACTATTATAAAAACGCTGACTATATTTTCTTACAGATAGGCGACCACATTACAGGAGATTATGTAGCTGATGTAGAACTTGCAAAGAGTATGTTGGCTGAGGCACTAACATTAGGTGTACCTGTTATTGCAAATGAATATGCTTTATATAGTGAAACAGCTCAGGCAAAAGCACTAGGAGACCTAATGTGTCAGATGGGTGCAGTTGGTACAGGCAACGGTAGAAATATAACTTTTTGTGGTGCAGAAGAAGCACCCAAGAAAAATAGAGATGGTGAGTATGCTATATATGCAGTAGGTATTATTGCTGCTGCTTGGGCTGCTTATTATTTACATACTAATTATAATTTTGAATTGAAATTACAGGCTACAGATAACTACCAAATCTATGGTCTAGAAAAGTCTTTTAATTTAACCGAAAGAAGTTCTGTTAATTTGGATATGGAGACTTATGTACAGGACGATTACGAAAATCCTAGGGTTCTTGTTACTTATCAGTTCAGCTGGTAGTTTAGCATACGACCCACAATATAATATACACGGCGTACGGTCATCTTTTTTAATAAGACATTACACTGAAAGCGGTATTGGTCCGGGTGCAAGAACCAATGCTACTATGTATTATTTGGGTAGGGAATGGTCTGATGCTGACCGTGCGGCATTAAGAGCCATAGTCAAAGCAAATGGCGATACTCACATAGATTTATATACACGGTCAGAGCCTCGTAGGGGTGGTTATGTAGTAGAGGGACATAACTTTACTCAACGATTAAAAGAACTCAATGATGCAGGCCTTAAACCTGTATTATGGTTGACACCTGAATCTAAACACGGTGAACATGGCGGTACAGTAGCAGAACAGAAAGCATACATGGGTGGCATTGTAGACAAATATGATGACCAAGTTGCCGCCTATGTAGTGTGTTTAGAATGTGATGATTACTGGTCACCTTCTCAAGTAAGTGCGTTAATCAAACATATCAAGTCAAAGTCAGGCAAGCCTGTTGCAGTCCATTTAACACCAGGTGTAGGTGGCGGACGTTTTAAGAGTACAGCATATTATAAAGACGCAGACTATATCTATCTACAAGTTGGCGGCCATACAAAAACTGGTTACAAAACAGCAGACATTCAACGAGGCATTAGAGATTTAAAAGAGGCATTGAAACTAGGTAAGCCTGTAGTTGTATCGGAGTATTCGATGTATTCTACTAGTGCAGAGGCGAAACGGTTTGGTGATGTAATGTGTCAGAATGGCGCCGTTGGTACAGGCAACGGCAGAAATATTACTGCGTGTGGTCAGACGGTGTATGTACCTCCACCTTCAGAAGATAGTGGCAATAATGATATAGCAAAATTGTTAGGTATAGCGGCAGTAGCAATTGGTGCTTATTATCTTTATTCTAACTATGATTTTGAATTGTTGTTTAATGCTACTCAGGATTATCAGTCGTATGGAGCAACAAAGTCATTTAAGCTTACTGAGAAATCAAAGTTGTCTTTAAACTTGGAACGCTATGAGAATGAATACAGTGATGATAATACCTTGATGCTACGGTATAAATATTCTTTTTAATAGCCAACTAAAACACTTCTGAAAAAAAAGTAGTGGGAATTTTTTCCCCGTAGGTTTTTTGATGAAAACCTTTTTCCATTACCTTGACTTTATTATGAGCCCGTGATATAATGGTATAATGATTTTTCTGGATGTAAAATATCTTTTGCAGATTTCCTCACGCCTGGATAGGTTCCATAAGGTGAGGGATTATCTGTATAATTGCAGGTGTCCATATTGTGGGGACTCGCAGAAGTTCAGCAATAAAGCACGTGGATATTTCTATCGTGTCAAGGACCAAATGAATTTCAAATGTCACAATTGTAGCATGGGCACTACGGCGTCTAAAGTAATACAATATGTTGATCCTGAAATACATAAAGAATATGTTATGGAGAGATTTGCCAAACCGGAAGAGCCGGAGTATAAATTTGATGCTCCTAAATTTAAAAAGAAAGATCCAAAACTAGAGGTCCTAACCGGACTAAATAGATTGAAGCACGACCATCCGGCGCGCCAAGTTTTATCAAATAGAAAAATTCCAGAGGAGCATTACGATAAGTTTTATCTTTGTGACAAATGGTTTCAGTGGTCTGGAGTATCTACTTTAGTTCCTAGAAGAAAAGAACACCCAAGGTTGGTGATCCCATTTAGAGATGAAGATGGTGAAGTATTCGCCGCACAAGGTAGAGCTTTTGGTGATGAGAAGCCGAAGTATCTAACGGTAAAATTTGAGGACAAACCAAAGATATTTGGTTTAGATAGAGTTGATTGGAGTCGGTTGGTTTATGTGGTCGAGGGCCCGATTGATAGTTTGTTTTTAGATAATGCTATTGCTGTAGCCGGTTCAGATATGGCTCAGTTGGTTGAAGGTTTAGATAAAGAAATGATAGTGGCAGTTTATGATAACGAGCCACGCTCTAGGGAGATAGTCCAAAAAATGGAACAGATGGTTGACAATGATTATAACATAGTAGTATGGCCCAATTCTCTCAACGAAAAAGATATCAATGATATGACCTTATCTGGTCATAATCCCCAACAAATAATAAAAGAAAATACATATACTGGTTTGCAGGCTCGTATGGCTTTGGCAAATTGGAAAAAAACATAGGAGTTTATAATGGAGTTACTGCCGTCACAATACCAAGAATATATACATTTAAGCAGATACGCAAGATACAAATACGAAGAACACAGGAGAGAAACATGGCCGGAGACCGTGGACCGGTATTTCGATTTTTTTAGAGAGCATTTGGAGGAACAACAGGAATTCAAGGTAACGTCACAGGTAGTCAATCAAATCAAAGATGCAGTGCTTAATTTGAGAGTGATGCCTTCAATGAGGTCTTTGATGACCGCAGGTGAGGCATTGAAGCGAGAGAATGTTGCTGGGTATAATTGTTCCTACATAGCAGTCAATAATCTCCGTGCATTTGATGAGTTGCTTTATATCTTAATGAATGGAACAGGTGTTGGCTTTTCAGTAGAGCGCCAGTTTGTTACAGAGTTACCGGTTATCAATGATGAGTTTTATGATACTGATACTATTATTATGGTGTCAGATTCCAAATTGGGATGGGCCAAGGCAGTCCGAGAGCTTATCTTTCTATTGGCTGCCGGGCAGATACCAAAATGGAATCTATCCCGAGTGAGACCTGCTGGAGCACCACTGAAAACTTTTGGTGGGCGTGCTTCAGGACCAGAACCCTTAGAAGATTTATTCCATTTTTGTGTTTCTACATTTCGTGGCGCTGCCGGAAGAAAACTTACATCACTAGAGGCACACGATATTTGTTGCAAGATAGCTGAGATTGTTGTAGTCGGTGGCGTCAGACGCTCAGCACTAATCAGTTTGTCTAATACATCTGATGACCGTATGAGATTAGCCAAGTCAGGTCGTTGGTGGGAAAACAACCAACAGAGAGCACTTGCTAATAACTCAGCTTGTTACACAGAGCGTCCTGATATGGGTATCTTTATGGATGAATGGAAGGCACTGTATGATTCCAAGTCGGGTGAGCGTGGCATATACAATAGAGAAGCCGCGAAGAAACAAGCAGAGAAGAATGGTCGTAGAGATCCAGATTATGATTTCGGCACCAACCCTTGTTCCGAAATAATCCTCCGTGATAAAGAGTTTTGCAATCTTACGGAGATTGTTATCCGAGATGATGATACAGAAGAAACATTGAAAGAGAAGGTAAAGTTTGCTACAATCTTAGGAACTTGGCAGTCCACACTGACTAATTTCAAATATATAAATAAGAAGTGGACTGAGAATTGTGAAGAAGAAAGATTGTTAGGTGTTTCTTTGACTGGTATTATGGATAGTGAATTGACTAATGGAAAGCTGAAGGGTTTGGAAGAATTACTCCAGAACCTAAAGAAGGTGGCTATTGATACTAATGCTTTATGGGCAAAGAAGTTGGGTATCAATCAGTCTACAGCTATCACCTGTATCAAACCATCAGGCACAGTTAGTCAGTTAGTAGATAGTGCTAGTGGTATTCATACACGGCACTCCGAGTATTACATCAGGACCATCAGGGCTGACAAGAAAGACCCATTAGCTAAGATGATGGCAGCAGCAGACTTCCCACACGAAGATGACATAACCAAACCATTACATACTTGGGTGTTTTCATTCCCAGTGAAGGGTCCTAAGAATGGTGTGTATAGAAAAGACTTGTCGGCTGTAGACCAGTTAGAGTTGGGCAAAATATACCAAGACAACTGGACGGAACACAAAGTATCACAGACGATTAGTGTAGAAGAAGATGAGTGGATGGAAGTTGGTGCATGGTTATATAAACACTTCAATACAATGAGCGGTGTTTCTTTCTTACCTGTATCTGACCACACATATAGACAAGCCCCATACCAAGAGTGTAGCAAATTTGAGTATGAGAGTTTACTAAATAAAATGCCTAAAGAGGAGGATTGGACAGCCAAGTTGGCTGAATATGAATACGAAGATATGACCACAAGTAGCCAAGAGATGGCTTGTAGTGCTGACGGCTGCGAGATTGTGGATATCTTGGCACAATGAGTCGTCCAGAGAAAGTCTTTATAGAGTGTGAAGAATGCTCAGGAGAATTCTCAGTAGAAAGTAGTATGTATATGGAGTTTGAGTTTTGTGTTTTTTGTGGAGAGCCACTAGATGATATTGATTGGGAGGTACCTAAAGATTATGCTGAAGAAGAAGATGTCTACAGCCACCCGTAAGGCAAAGGGTAGACGATTACAACAACAATTTAGAACACTACTCATAGAGAAACTTGATATCGACCCAGAGGATGTTGAGAGTAGGTCAATGGGTAGTGCAGGGGAAGACCTTATAATGAGTAAGGCAGCAAGAAACAAATTCCCCTTTTCAATAGAAGCCAAGAACCAGGAGAGCCTCAATGTGTGGGCTGCCTGGGATCAAGCGAAGAAGAATAGTGGAATATATGAACCGATTTTGGTTATAAAGAAGAATGGAGTACCACCAAAGGTAGTAGTAGATGCTGATACATTTTTAGATTTAGTGAAGGAGTTTAATAAAAAATGAAAATAGATGAAATGTCAACAACACAAGAAGAAGCTGAGTTATATAAGGAAGGCATATTCCTTTTTATGGGAGACGTTACAAGCGATTTATGCAAAGAAGCCATAGAATTTGTATTGAAACAGAATTTACAGAAGAAGAAATTACCACGATTGCAGTTGATGATTTGTAGTAATGGAGGAGAAGTACCACCTACATTTGCTCTTATAGATGTTATCAAGGCGTCTAAAATCCCAGTCCATACGGTTGGTCTAGGTGTCATTGCATCTTGTGGTCTACTGTTGTTCATTACAGGAGAGAAAGGGAAAAGAGTTCTTACACCTAACACATCCATTTTATCACACCAATATTCATGGGCTAATTGGGGAAAGGAACATGAGTTGTTTGCTCAGATAAAGGAGTTTGAATTATCTACCCAAAGAATGCTAGACCATTACAAAAAATGCACTGGATTGTCTGAAGCTGAAGTTAGGGAGTATCTATTACCACCAGAAGATAAATGGCTGAGTGCTAAAGAGGCAAAGAAACTTGGAATATGTGATTCCGTCAAGACAATATACTGATAAATAGTAGTTAGGAGAACTATTATGAGCAGATATGCAAAAACAATGTCCGATGCTTTGACAGAGGTTGATTTTAATATTGCCGAAGCATCTAAACTACCTAAAGGTCATTTCTTTAAGGCCGCCTATGAGCTACCTAATAAACAAGGTACTGTAAGGTTTACTTCCAAAGGTAGAAGTATGACAGCTCCCACAACTCTATGGGTAAAAGGTCCTAAAGATAAAGAGTATGAGGAGTATAAAGAATACAAGAATATGCGGGCTGCCAAGAAAGAATATGATGGTATGAAATCTGCCGCTCAACAGGAAGAGTTGGACCTTTTTGAGGATGGTGAAGAAGGTGAAAATAAAGTTACTCTGAAGCGGAAAAATAAGAAAGGTGAAATAAAAGTTGTGCCTGTTGAAAGAGGTGAAAGAAAGGCAGGTGAAGATGAAGAAGATTATGAAGATAGAAATCCTGGTGGTGAAAAGGGATGGAAAAGCCGCAAACATTTACGTCATCAAAAGAAAGATAAAGAGGACCAAGATAAAGATCCAGTAGGCAAACAGCATGAAGCTGCTGAATGGGATGTAGATGATAAGAAGGAGAAAGGTGAGCACGCTGATAAGACTGAAGCTGAAATCAAAAAAGAGATTGAGAAGCTGAAAGGTAAGAAAGGTAATGAAGAAGAAATGGCATCACTCAAGCTGGCCCTACGAGCTAAAGGTGGTTGGGAGAAGGGTGAAGGTGCAACAGAAGAAGTAGAAGAAGGAGTTTTTGGAAATGTCGCTCAGGCCGGCAAAGATGCCGCGGGTTATGCTGACCGATTTGCTAATGCTGCTGGAGAAAAGTTTATGAAAGCAGCACAGAAACAACAGGATAATGCAAAGAAAAAGTTGAAAAAGGATATAGGAAAAACTACAGTAGGGAAAATAGCGACAGCCGTTAGAGATAGTCACCGACAAGCGATGAAAACTGGTGGCGGTACAGTTCAACCAAGATCGGAAGAAGTAGAGATTGATGAAGCATTACCTGATCATCTGGCTAAATTTTTAGACAAGAAAGGTAATCCAAATAAAGAAGCTCAAGCCCGTATCGACGCCGGTCGTAAAAAGAGAGCAGCTGCTGCGGCGGAGCCTAAAATTACAGATGTTACACCTAAAGGTTATGGACCTAAAGAAGAAGTGGAGGTTGATGAAGCTAAATTTAAACATCCAGATGCAGGTGTACCATTATCTGTACGAAGAGCAAGAAAAAAGAAATCAGCAGCTCAGATGAAAAAGGATATAAATCACGCTGATATGTTAAGTAAAACTAATACTGGTAAAGCTCCTGTTGATTATCATAGGGAAAGTGAAGAAACAATCAAAGAGGTATCCCCACCTGGTTGGGAGGGAACAATAAAGGCTATGAAGAAAGATAAAGACATAACCAATCCTTGGGCTTTAGGGTGGTGGATGAAGAACA